TACAAGCGCATAAAACGCCCTAAAACGTCATTTTATATAATTACCTATATAAAGCGCTAATCAATGAAAAGCGCTTTATTTCGCCGGAATTCCACCGGCTCTTCAGTAGGTTATTTTGGCGTACTATTCAATGAATCCGGCGCTAGTAATGAACTAGACTAAGCCTATGCTTACGCCGGATTTTTGGGCGTTTCTAGGCTCTAACTACAAACGAATCTAACAAGGCGCTTTTTTTGGCTTTTGAGCCTTTGAAGCGCAAACCTACAATGGAATTAGTTCCGTCGTTTTCCGGGGTTCTTAGATCGGTCTTGTCCCCATCAACTACTTTTTTTCCATTGTAGAATTCCGGAAGCGCTTCGCCTGTGGGCGTGTCAAATACCATTGCCACATTAAATTCATTATTTAATGCTCTCTGATATTCTAACTCATTACCAAAATAGGAAACGGTCAAGTGATAATTGCTAGGCGGTTTTCTATTAGATAGTTTAGTATAATCATAGAAAGTAATATCCGGAAATATCTCGAATATATTTTTCCCATTATACTTATCTATATCGAATCGATAACCATTGAGATTTTCTACATCATTCACTCGCATCAATTCCCATCTTATATCACTATAAGCATTAAGGCGAAACGTCGGTATATATCCGGCCTCTTTACTTGCTATAATCGCCTTTTCGATATCGCTAATTAATAGAGCCATGAATCGTTGTCTATCATCAAAAAAGAGTTTTGTTTTTCTGATCCGTGCTTCAATAACATTAGGGTAAGAACCCATACCATTGTAAGCCACACACACAGAAGAACAATGACTCTTATAACTCTTATCTTCGCCTTGTGATATTTTATTTGCCATTGGGCAAACATTATGGCCTGAAATATCGCTAGGCGCTAACGATAAGAAATAACTATGCACATTAAGCGCTAGGTTTTTCTTCGCCTTTAGATTGACCATAGGATTTGACAATAATTGTAGTTTCTTGTTCATTTTCTAACCTCTCTCTTTTTTTGTTTTTTTGCTTACCTACTAAGCAATTTTCTAATATTACACACATATATATATAATAGGTTAGTTTTATTTGGCTTTATATAGATCCGGGATTGCCTACCTGGTTGCGCTATTTGTTAAAATTTTGCTAAGTCTAAACGCAACAAAAGAAGCAAAGCGGTAAAAATATATTTTTTTTTGGCATTACTTCCGGAAGCTTCCGTAATACTTTTTTCTACCTCTTATAACCGCTTGCAAGCTTTGCAAGTGGCCACATTTTACATCTTTTTTTTGTGTATGTTTTGGGTATACCAAGGGACAAAGATCCGGGGGTGGGGGGTGTGTCTCTTAAAATTTTTTGGATTATTTTGTCAACATAGGCACTTATTATATTGTTTTATGGATTGGCCTAATCTTACTGACTCAGACCAGGAAAGGCTTGAAGAAGCTATAGATTTAGGGGAAGAGTTTAGGAAGAAGCTTTTAGTGTTTAGAAGTGGGTTAATCGATTCAAAGTACCGATGGCTGCAACTAGAAGCTCATAAGATATATGATTCTTTATCAGTCCGGGAGCTAGAGGTGTTTAAGATGCGTACAAGGCAACATACATTTCCGCAGATAGCTAGTGCTTTAGAGATAAGCGTTTCATCTGCAAAAACATACTGGAGAAGGAGTTTAGCTAAGTGTTCTAAAGGCTGGAAGTCGTCTATATAGGTATATATAGAAAGGAATACAAAAATGCCATACGGTGTATATGCAAAAAGAAAAAGAAAAAAAAGTAAAAAGACCCGTCGGAAGACCAAAAAAAGAACTAGACGTTAAGCAGATCGAAATGCTTTCCGGATTTGGATGTTCAGTCCTAGAAATGGCTGAATTTTTTACAGTTGACGAATCTCTATTACGAAGAAGGTACATGGATAAGATTCGCCACGGAAGACAAAAATTAAAACTCAGAATAAGGCAACTTCAATTAAAATATGCCAGCCAGGGATCAGTTCCGCTTTTGATCTTCCTTGGGAAAAATTTATTAAATCAAAGTGATAAGCAACAAATCGATATGACCGGAAACCTCGAAGCGGTACTAAAGGAATGTGGATTTGAGGAAAGTCAAATTGGGAAAAAAGATAGTAAACCGGGAAAAGCTCTGGAAGCTGATGGGGTACGAACCGACGAAGAATCAGTTAGACGTGCATTCAAGTCGGGCCAGGTATCGAATTAACATCCAGGGTCGCCGCAGTGGAAAATCATGGGGCGCAGCTAAAGAAATAGAACCGTGGTTGTTGACACCAAACACTCGCGGATGGATCGTAGCACCTACGTATGAACTTGCCGATAAGATCGGTAGAATCATAAAGGAGGATATTTTATTGAAGTTAAAATTGCCTGTAGTGTCAAAAAAGGAAATCAGTGGGCAGTTGTATTACGTTAAACTTGCCGGATTGAATTCTGAGCTTTGGGTAAAATCAGCGGATTCCCCTGAATCCTTGATTGGTGAAGGTTTGGACTATTTATGACCCGAAGGGGTCATGGTATAAAATTTAGTAATAGATGAAGCGGCAGCGATAAAGAAAATCGTATGGGAACAGTATTTAAGACCGACATTATCGGATCGGCAAGGTTGGGTTTTAATGACCTCGACACCAAGGGGCTATAATTGGCTGTTTTCTCTCTATGAGCGCGGTAAGGACAAAAGTTTTCCTGAATGGGAGAGCTGGCAGCATCCAAGTCACGAATCACCGTATTTTAAAGATGATATAAAAGAACTAAAGAGGACATTAACATTAGAAACTTACCTACAGGAATATGAAAGTCAGTTTACCAGCTTCACTGGAAAGGTATTCCCCTTCATCCACTCAACCCACGTCGTTCCGGGACTCAAGTATGACCCCAGTCTCGAAACATTCATCTCGATTGACTTCGGTTTTAGAATGCCCGCAGTGGGTTTCTACAATATCAAGAGGAATAAAGAAGGTAAAGATACCATATATCAGTTCGATGAAATCTGTCACGAAGAAAACATAAAAACTGAGGATCTCATTGATAAGATTTTACAGAAAAAGTATAAAGTTAATGCTTATTATGGCGATCCCGCCGGTGGTGGTGTGCAAAGTCAGTCGGGTATATCAGAAATTCAGCAATTTTCCAGGAGAGGTATATTTATACGTACCAGGAATGACACAGCTTCTCGTAACGTTGTAAATGGAGTTAGTCATTTACGATCCTGGTTTGAAGATGCTAATGGCGAAGCCAATTTCTTTGTTTCTGATAAATGTAAGGGCAGTATACAGAGTTATGACAACTACAGATATCCTGAAAAAAAGGAAGATCAAAGAATTAAAGAAGAACCTTTAAAAGATGGGAGAAGTGACCATATGTGTGATGCAACCCGTTATTTATGCGTAAACGTTTTCCCTATTAAACGAAACATAGCTGGAGTAATCGATTGGTAACAGTAAAAGATATTAGCTTAGAAGCTATAATAGATAGCTTATCAGATGTATTAGCGGTAGTAGAAACAAATAGGCAAAAAGAGCGTGAATACCTCTTGGATTTTTATGAGGGTATAAATATTCACGAATATGTACAGAAGTACTTCGGTACTGAGTCTTTACAGCAAGTTCCTATATTTGCACAAAATTTAACAAAACGTGTCTGCTCATTGAGAAGTCAGGCATACCGAAAACCGCCAAGATTACATACTGATAAACGCTATCCTAGTCTTATAGATGAGTCAGGATTGATTTCTACTCGTCGTCAGCTAGAGAGATTAACGTTTCTATTAGGCACTATGGCATTCCGTAGTCGCTGGTCTGATCTTACTCAGCGGGTTGAATATGAAAATATAAGTTTTTTTGAACCTCTATTCTTGCCAGGTGAAGGCAGTATGAAACCTTGGGGTGTAATGTATGCTATTGAAAACCAAGGTATGTCTAAAATGGAAAGACCAAAATTCGCAGTATGGACAGAAGATAGACCTGAAAAGAGGGGGATGCACTTTATCCTTGATCAAGATGGAAAGAAGGAAAGTGTTAATCCAGGTGATGTAAATCCATATGGTGTACTGCCAGTAGTATTTACTCACAGATATCGCCCAATGCGTGATTTTTATGTAGGTGGGGCAGAAGATGTAGTTTCCGCAGATTTAAGTGTATCTGTAGCGCTTACGGAATTAGGATTATGTATCCGGTATGGCGCGATTGGAATAAAGTGGATTTCCAATTGCGATGAAGCGAGTCGAGTCACCCTGGGAGTGGATAAGTTATTATATTTGCCAGAAAATTCTCAGTTAGGCGTGTCAGCGCCAAGTGGAAATTTGAATGACATTGTCGAGTCCACTAAATTCATGGTAATGGCCACATTACAGAACAATCATATCAGGATAAAATACTCTGACGTAGCTGGAAATGCTCCAAGCGCGGAATCGTTACGGATACAAGAGATTGAAAATAGTTCAGAAAATGAAGCAGCTATAGAAGATATGTGGCGACCGTTTGAGAAGGCTAGATATGAGGTAGATCGTAGAATTATTGAAGCTAAAACCGGGATAAAACTTAGTCCTGAGTATTCATGTGACTTTGCCCAGGCTAATTACCCTATGACCACTATGGACGAAATTGCATATTGGTCGTGGCGCTTTGAAAATAAGCTCGCAGAGCCTATCGACTGGTTTGATTATAATAATCCCGATGCCCCACAGGCTTTAAGGGAACAGTTTAAAAAACGTATAGAAGAGAACAAAGAAAAGCCCGCCAACCGATTGCTTTCCCGCCTAACTAACGGAGAGTAATATGGAACAAATTATTGACCTGGCAGTCAAGGACTTTCTCGATCAGCTTGGCAAAGCCCAGGAAGAATTTTTAAAAGATATAGAGCAATTAGAAGAAGAAGGGTTATCCATGGAAGAAATCATGGTTGCCCTTGGTGTTTTATCAATTGCTGAATATTTCATTGAAGACTTAGGTATGAATGTTGCTATAAATAAATATATGGCAAGCATTGATAATCTTTTAGATGATTTATTTATGTTTGGCCGTATAACTGAATCACAATTACAGGCATTACGCCTAGTACAGGAACAATCTATAACAGCTTATGTAAATGAGCTTGGTGAAAAATTAAGGGTGACAATACTGCAAGGTGTAACAAATAATTTACCATCTAAAGAAATGCGAGATTTAATACAAAGAAACGCTGATTTTCAGCTTTCCGCGGTAGATAAGGTAGTGGGGGATGGGTTAGCAACTTTTAACCGCAGTGTAGTGGCCGTAATGATCGTAGGATCGCCACCTGGAAGAAAGTTATGGTATCTGGGACCACTAGACAGTAGGACACGCCCAATATGTAGAAAGATGATTGCAGCCGGAGAATTAACTGCTAGTCAAGTGTCTGCTCAGTTCCCAGGAGCTTTATCTGAAGCTGGTGGGATAAATTGCCGACACGTATGGACCGGCGTAGATGGAACTAACGCTAGAATCAAACAAATGACACAAGCAAAACGTGAAATGAAGCAAATAGATCGAAAACGATTTAAAAAGGGATTAAAGCCATTAAAATATCAAACCTACGAGGAATATGTTCAAAGTACCCAAATTAAGTGATCTTTTAGACTTCGATTCTTCTTTTCTAAAGAATCTTTCGGATGAGTTGTCGGAATCTCATAAAAGTGATGTAATAACTAATGCTAGAGATCCAAATAAAAAACCATTCACACAATTAAGTGATGTTGAAAATATTTACTATAAGCCATTAAAGAAAAAGATTAGTTACAAGCGATACAAGTCTATAGTGTATGGCAGTACTGAACCCAACCTGTACGCAAGTGGTGAAATGTTTAAAGAATTTAAGACTATCGGTAAGCCTAAAGTAGAAGGTGAAGAATTTTCAGTAAAATATGGGATCGATGGTGGAAAACAGGCAGCAAAGCTAATTGGTCACTTAACTGGCCCTAGATTTAAGAATTCGGAAAAAAGTTTACCAAAAAGACCGATATCTGTAGCTAGTATGCCATTTAGCGATGATACTGTAAACCTTTTGCTTAAAAAAGTGACAGGTCGTATTGTCAAAAATTTTAAAAAAATTACCGGCCACGAAATTGAAGTAGTAGAAATCTGAAAGGATTAAACATGGACCAACCAAAGGTCGCTCAGGACGAGCAAGCCGCCCAGGCTAAAAGTGGGAATGAGGAATCCAAAGTGATGCCTGACTCTGGTGAACTAGTATATGAAGCCAAAAAGGCTAGAAAAAAGGCACAAGCAGCACAAGCCGAAGTAGAAGAGCTTCAATCGAAGATTAAAGCTATTGAGGATGCTAAACTCAAGGAAAAGGAAGATTGGAAAGAGCTTTCTCAGCGTTATGAAGAAGAGAATAAATCTCTGAAACAGGATGCTGAATTAGGTCGAAAATTGGTCGATAGACTTAAAGCGGAAGCCGTCGAATCGCTGCCTGAAGAAGGTCGAAAGTTCGCAGAAGGTATGGACGTTGAAAAAGCCATGGATTTTGCGAAGTATTTCGACAATGTTAATCAACCAGTAACGACTAATGAATCTGTCAGTAGTCCTGTCCCAACCGATAGCCGGAATCCGTTTACGGAAATGACTAAAGAAGAAAGACAGGGAAATTGGCAACAGATTTTGCAGTCTTATATAGGGAAAAACTAATAAATGGCTAATGTAACTAATGCAACAGCGATAAATTTTATTCCGGAGATTGGATAACTGGTCTCCTAACCGGGAAATTAAGCGGGAACGCTAAAGCGTAAGCAAAGCCAACCCGAACCGAAGGCTGCACGAAGTGTAGTCAGGGGCAGAGCATAGGTGCTGAAAAGATATAATGCACCCAAGAGTCCCCGGCAACTTAACAGTTGAAGAGATATGCCGATACCCGGACGAAAGTCTGGGATGTGAGATAAAAAGCTCACTATAACATATGTTGGACCCAAGGGGTCAAGAATTACATGGAACGGAATTTAGTGTGGGAAGGTCTTGTAGACTCTTCCCTTAGTGGAGCAGTGAAAGCAATGGGGGATACGTTTCACATCCCCAAGTTAGCAGAAGATTCCGATGCCGCGAAAGCTGGCGATACGGAAGTTACCTTCTCAGCCAATACTCATGGAACAGTACCCCTTGTAATTGATCAACATCGGTATAGCGCAAAGCTAATCGAGTCGATTTCGCAAATTCAAGGATTGCCAGGACTTTTTGAAAAAGAAGTTTCTGGAATGGGATATTCTCTCGGGAAGACCCAGGATGCTTATATTGAGAGTGTTGTAGAAGGAACTACCGGTGGTGGAGCTGGTTT